AGACTGGAGATAAGGCGCTACGCTCAACGGTTAATAAAGCGGCTGCTAAAGGCAAAACGATTTCTATACGGACGATCACAAAAACTTACAACATTAAGCGGCCAAAAGTGGCGCCAGAAATCAAGGTTATAAAAGCGGCCAAAAAAGGGAAGGATATTTCTGCAAAAATCCGTGTTATCAGATTCAGGGCATTCAATGCGCGTAATTTCATGGAAACGCGGGTTAGCCTTGCACAAGCCAGGAAACGGCGCAAATCTGGCACTTTACGGGATCTGCAGTTTAACGTTAAGCGGTCAACAGGATTTAAGCCTATACCTGGATCATTTGTGGCACAGGGCCGCAACAACGTATTAGTATTCAAGCGGTTGCCGAATACCGTATGGGCCAAACGTAAGCAGTACGCAGGAACAAAACACGCTGAACGCATTGTAGGGGTATCAAGTATCGGCGTTGCTCAAATGTTTAACTCAAAAAAGGTTAATTTAACGACTATTGCGGAAGTAAACAAAGAATTTCCAAAAATCTTCACTAATGAGATAAAGTTTTTTATACGCAAATTTAACGAAGGTAGAAGGTAATGTTTGAAGAAGACAAAGAAATTAAGGTAGGCAAGATATACACCCCCACAGAAATGCTTGCAAGCGCAGAAAGGCTTAAACACTGGCAGGCGTTAGGAGAACAGGAAAGGGCGCAAACAATCGTACATAGCAAAAAAGTATTTGAATTTATGTGGGATACGCCAGAACATCAAGAAGTAATCGCAACACTGACATTTGATAACTGCGTTTCTTTGGAAAGGAGAAATAAACCATGAAAAAGACCATAGAAATACCATTACCGGAAGGCTATGCATATGTAGGATACAGGGCGGCGGGATTAGGGGAATTCATATATGACCTTACAGAACAAAAGGTTATGCAATTAGGCGCTTATACCAACAAGAAATTTCATGTAATAGAAAAATTTGCAAAGACACATAGAATCTACGAAACAACGGGCGAATATAGACGCGTTAAGCCTGATGAATATTACAGTGATAGCTTAGACGGGTTAATACAATTCCGTGATAAGCGCATACATGGGGACGAATTAACAAAGAATAGCTACCACATATGGCAGATAGTAGAACGTCCGCAAAACTGGAAGGATAGACGAACTTTTAGTGTAAATTCCTTATCAGCACAATTAGCAAATACACCACCTTTTACTGTTTGTAGTAGGCACACGGGGTTCTAATGATCGACATTAAAGACCTGTTAGGCAGAAAGAAGCGCACAGGCGATTGGAATGTGGGAACAGTACACACGCATGAATACAGTAATGATATGCTGGTACTGGATGATTCATACAACATATATAATGAGGTGGACGAAATGACCGAAATAAGAAAGGTGGAGACATACAAGGCAGAACTAGATGCAGCTATGAATCGTGTCAATCAATTGACAGGGGCAGGGTTTTGCTATGCAAGGGCATTGGATACAGCAGCAGCAGAATATAACCTACCTGCTGAAGACTTGGAACAGCACATAGATTACTACACCAAGCAAAGACTAAACGAAGTGACGACGCTATGACCAGTGAAGGGCGCAGCATGGACAACGTAACAGCTACCAAGATACGCATGGCACTACATGATTTTGATGAGCTAATAGAGCAAGGTACGCATGTGCCATACGCGTTCACGTTTGCAGCAGAAAAGCATGGGCTAACAGTAGACCAACTAAAGGGACATATTGAATACCAATATGATTTGATAACCGTACCTGATTTGACAATTGAAAAGTGAATGATTATGAATGATGAACTTACATTAAGCGTAAACAAAAACATGGATCGTGAAACAAAAATAGCTATGATTGATTACGATCAGATACTGTGTGAACAGGTGAGAATAACAGGCAACGCGTCAAGCACGGCTGCATTAGAAGCGCTACGTTCTAAAGATCCAAACAAAGCAGTATTAGTTGAAAAGGAATTAGAAGCACATGCAAAACTTCAGGCTGATGATGATGAAGAAGAACTAATAGCAATAGCTAAGCATAATATGTACATGAAGACACAAGCAGCAATGGCAGACCTACACGAAATCCTTGATGCATTGGTAAAGAAGGGGGGCGATCCAACAATGGGTCAAGGAATGGAAATCTTAAGCAAACAAGACCCAGACAAAGGAGCGTTAGCCAGACAGGAAGTTGAGCGCATATACGCTGAAGCAAGTGAAGAAGAACTAATGCCGCATCATAGTTGTATCTGGGGATGTGATGACGAAGAAGAACCACAGGTATATAGCACTGAATGCAATAATAGATTCTTTCTGGATGAAGGAACAATAGAAGATAACGGCTTCAAGTATTGTCCATACTGCGGGTGGGAGATAGACGAAGCACACACGGTAGAACCAGGTCCGGGTGATGTAGACCGGGAGGGTGTGCCATTCCATTAAGGAAAGACATGAACGAACAAAATAAAGTTAGCGATGATTGGCCGGACGATTGAAACTTTTTCAAAAACTTTTTGAAAAGTTCGGGTCCTTCCAAGTCCTTGAGAAATGCGGGGGCGAAGCGACGCGAAAAAGCATACTAAAATGACAACTGAAAACAAAGATAACATAGAACTTAAACCATGTCCTTTTTGCGGGGAAGATCCGGAGCTATCCACAGAAGGGGCATGTATAGAAATAGACTGTTGCGTTTCAATGTCAAGACAAAAAAGCGATTATCTTGATATCCATGAGCGGTTACAGTATGACAATGTAGAACATAAGTTTACGGATGAAGTAGAAAAAAAAGTTTTAGATATTGTCCTTAAAGAATGGAACACAAGGCATGGTTGACTGGGTATCACAATCTGAAGCAGCACGTAGACTGGGCGTATCAAAGCAGTTCTTTGGGCGTAAGGTAAAGGCTGGCGTATTCGTCTTGAACAAATTTAAGATGGTCGACTATGATCTGGTAAGCCGGGATTATGTGCCGCTGGCAAAACGGGTGGAGGCTTCAGAAAAAAACCCGGAACCAAAAATAGAACGGAAAAATTCTGCATCCGATCCTGATTACTGGGCAGCGCGTACCAGGCGGGAAACATCCGAAGCAAACATTTCGGAAATCAAGCAACAGGAATTGAAAGATTCCCTGGTATCAAAAGAAGCGGTCCGTCGAACGGTACACGAAGTATTCAGAAGTTTGCGTGATTCGCTTTCAGTCGTGCCGCGCAGGCTATCGGGTGAAGTAGCAACATGCACTGAACCAGAAGAATGCATTAAATTAATTGATGATGAATTGCGGCATGTTCTACAATCGGTAGCAGATGAAGTGAAGAAGGCTAATCTAGATCTGGAGTAAATTATGAACAATGTACACAATTACAAGCGCGGGTATAAGTACAAAGATGAATTCGGGGAAGAAAGGGACGCTGTTTTTATGCCTTACACTGGAAACCCGGACGATATAAACATGGAAGAAGTAGAAACCGGTATAGAAGGGTTCATCAGATGGACAACTCCATTATTGGATCGGGAAGGGGTAGAAATATGAAAGCATTGAAAGTTAATACAGAGCGTACAGTTTACGCAAATCTTCTGCGCGATAAAGACAAAAGAACAGGCGTTAAGACTATTAACGTACCTTGGAATGATAAGTATGTTGTTTATCAAGATTTGGAATTGCAGGAAGCGGACAATCAGACCAGAACAGGCGTTAAGACTGGCGGGACAATTACAACAGTAACAAGGGCAGGGCCGCGCGGTATTCTTACTTTGGCGGTGCTGGGGCATAGGGACACTACCGGGGCGGTAGAATTGTAAATGCGATTACATCAAGACTGTAATTTTTTAGTCAATGTCATAAGTGAAGCGCTAGAACCGGATCCCAGTATGACAGTGGACAAGTGGAGTGATGAATTTATGATCATTCCTAAATCGTCCGGTTCTAATGAGTACGGGAAGTACAGAACCAACAGGACGCCACACGCCAGGGCAATCATGCTTGCACTGTCAGATAGTCACCCATGCAAGCGGGTAGTGTGCCAGGTAGCGTCACAGATGTTTAAAACGCAGATAGCATTAAACTGGTTTGCAGCCAGCGTTCACCAATCGCCAAGTAATTTTCTATGGCTTATGCCTACCGGCAAGCTACACAAGCGCATAGCGGCACGTATTGACAAGACGATAGACGCGGTAGACGTGTTGCGGGAACGGGTAGCCAAGCCAAAAAGCCGGGAACAACAGAACAATTTAGACACAAAGGAATACATAGGCGGGGCTTTATTTATTGCAACGGCTGGCGCCAGCGCTAATTTGTCTGAAGTTCCGGCCAGACGTGTAGCTTTTGATGAAGTAGACAGGGCAGAAGCTAACGTTAACAACGAAGGCGACCCCATAAAACTGGCTGAAGCACGACAAACTACCTTCAAGCACAACAAGAAAGCCTATTATTATTCATCGCCTACAATCGAAGGTGAAAGTAAAATCAATGAGTTATATAAAATTGGCACGCAACAGCACGCACTTGCGGAATGCATCCATTGCGGCGCAGCGCAAGATCTTATCTTTGAACAGCTCACGGACGATTCCAAGTATCCATGCACTGAATGCGGCGGGCTGCATGACGAACCCGACAAGCCCAAATTATTCAAGAATGGGCTATGGTCTGAACCGATCCAAGAAGGGGATACGTATTCCTTCACGGCGTCGGCGATGTTTCTACCATACGGCTGGACTTCATGGGCAGAACTAAAAGAAGAATACAACCAAGCTGTTGAAAAGCTGGACGCAGGCGACGAAACAGGGATGATTGTATTCTATAACACGCGCTTAGCAAGATGCTGGGAACGTAAAAAGGAACAAACCAGCGCAATAGCGCTACAACGACGCGCAGAAGACTACAAGTTGAACACCATACCATCGGGCGGGTACGTTGTAACGGCGTCCGTGGACACGCAAGACGATAGGTTTGAGTACAAAGCGGTGGCTTGGGGTGTCGGTATGGAGTGCTGGGTAATAGATTACCGGGTAATTTTTGGCTCACCTGGCGACATGGACACGCGCAACAAGCTGGACGAAGTATTGAAAACGAAGTACACGCATGAATCAGGGGCGATTGTGGCGGTATCCGCTGCATTTATTGATTCCGGTGGACACTTTACGCAAGATATTTATGATTTTTGCCGTGGGAAACAGTTTAGACATATCTACGCGATCAAAGGGGAGAACACGCCAAGCAAGCCGATATTGAGCAAAAAAACTAAAGTAGATGTGAATGCGGCAGGAAAATATGTAAAAAAAGGTTTGTCTATCTGGATGCTTGGAACCGATACCGCAAAAGATTTGATAATGTCCAGGCTTTCAAAGACAAAAGGGCGGGGAGTTATCCACTTCAGCGCGGATCTTGAAGAAGATTATTATAAACAACTCACAGCAGAATACAGAACAACGCGTGTATATCGTGGGCGCAAGGTGTCATCATGGGGATTGAAAGACGGCGACAGAAACGAAGCCTTAGACCTGATGGTTTATGGATTTGCAGCGGCTTATTACCTGGGCCTGCATAAATTAACTGAGCGCCAATGGCAGAACAGAAAGCCAAAAGTCTACGACCAGAACGCAGAACCAGAAAAGAACGTAAGAAAAATCAAGCGCCGCAAGGACAATAGCAAATTTTCCTTGTAGTTTGATATACTTACAGTATGGCCTTAGAAATCTTGACAAAAGAACCTGTATTCTTTCGTGCAGGGGATTCGTACCAATGGTTGGTAAGTTATTCCGACTATCCTATAGTTGACGGCTGGAGCCTATCATATAGCATTGTAGGACCAGATAAAACCGTTGAATTCACTGCAACCCCTTCCGGAAGCAACTATTCCATATCACTTGCACCATCGACAACAGCCACTTTTCCTTTGGGTAAGGTGATTTTTATCGCGTGTGCGCTTATCGGTGTAGACCGGGTAACGATATTTCAGCGTGATACGCAAGTATTGCCGGGTTATGCGGTACAGAAAAGCGGAACAGATACCCGTTCAAAGGCGAAAAAAGCACTTGATGCAATGGATGACGCCCTAGTTACAATGGGTTCAAAGGCATGGACACAATCATACACCATTGATAACAAAGCTATTTCCTTCAGAAACTTCAAGGAGTTTACAGACTTCAGGGACGTTTTGAAGCGGGAAGTTGCAGCAGAAAACAATGAGGTAGCAGTATTGCTAGGCGGCAAGCCGAAAAACAAAATTAGCATAATAATCTAAATGTTTGAAAACATTAAAAAACTATTCAGAAGTAAGCGGCGCAGTTTTGAAGCGGCAAAGATAACGAAAGTTACTGCTTCATGGGCGCGTGTGTCAAAAAGTATCAACGAAGAATTAAAAGGGGATCTTGACGGCTTGCGGGCCAGGTCCGAAGGGTTGGCAAAGAACGACACAAGCGCCAAGCGGTTTTTATCGCTGTGCGCGGCTAATGTTATCGGTTCAACGGCTGTTACTTTTCAGTCTAAAGTCTTAATTAACAACGAAGAACCGGATAAAGAAGCCATAAAAGCGATAGAAGCAGCGTTTAAAGACTGGGGAAAATGCGGAAATTATGACATAACCGGCAAGTTATCGCGGGCAATGGGCGAACGTATGGCCATTAAATGCGCTGCAAAGACCGGTGAAATACTTATAAGGGAGCATGTAGGCGTAGGAAAATATGGGTATCAGCTTGAATTCCTTGATGTTAACCGATTGGACACGCAGTTTAATAGACCGCCAAACACAAACATTAATGAAATCATTATGGGCGTGGAGATTGACGGCGCAAACAGACCGGTAAACTATTTTCTGAAAAAGAAAGGTGCCGAAGGTAATCATGTGGCCATACCCGCGGCGCAGATTATTCACATGTTTATACCAGAAGATCCAGAACAGATCAGGGGTTTTCCCTGGATGCACGCTGCTATGATTAAAATGTTTCACCTGAAGAAGTATCAGGAATGGGCCATTATAGCAAGCGCGGTTGGTGCGTCAAAAATGGGATTCTTTACCACGCCAGACGGCGACGGCACACAACAGGCGGACGGCGAAGACCCAGACACGGGCGAATTATTCACTGAAGCCAGCGCGGGACAATTCGGGGTGATGCCTGAAGGAACCGACTTTAAATCATTTGATCCAGATTACCCGCATCAAATGTATGATTCATTTGTAAAGACTGCCAAGCGGGATATATCAAGCGGCGTTGATGTTTCTTACCATTCGTTGGCAAATGACCTTGAAGGCGTTAATTTTTCTAGTATCCGGGCGGGAACGCTTGAAGACCGGGAACAATGGAAGGTGTTACAGGGTTGGTTTATTGATTGCGGCTTAGTGCGGATCTTTAACAACTGGCTAACTAATGCGCTTTTAAAGCAAGCTATTGTAGGTTCAAATGGCAAGCCACTACCCGCAGCGAAGCGCGAACAGTTCAGTAGACATGAATTTCAAGGGCGGCGCTGGCAATGGGTAGACCCGTTAAAAGATACACAGGCTAATAAATTATCCGTTGAATCCCTCATGGGTTCACCTTCAGCGATTCTTGCACAACAGGGCATGGATGCGGAAGAAGTGTTAGAAGATATCAAAAAATTCAAGGAATTAGCAGAAAGCAAAGGATTAACTTTTAATAACGGGCTGGAAGTAGTTAACGTGCCGCAAGAACAGCAGGCAGAAAATGAGGTTAAAGACGATGACGATTAAATGCATTAAGCCAGGGACAAACGCAAAGCGGGCGGTACAGTTTGATGAAAAGACTATTAACGTAGAAGCAAGAACCGTTGAATTATCATTTTCAAGTGAGGAACCGGCGTTGCGCCATTCTTTTTTTGGTGATAGTTTTTTTGAGGTGTTGGACCATTCTGAAGGTTCAGTAAATCTAGGACGTTTTGAAAATGGAGCGCCCTTGTTAATTGACCATGACAATAGCATCAAATCACAAATTGGAATCATTGAGGCAGTTAGCATTGATTCGGACCGGAAGGGACGGGTAATTGTGCGTTTTGGAAAAAGCGCCGCTGATGAGGAAATATTTCAAAAAGTGCAAGATGGTATCGTTAGGAATGTAAGCGTAGGGTATCGGGTGCATGATTCTATTTTGGATCAGCAAAGAATAGACGGGCTTGACGTTGTACGCGTCACAAATTGGGAGCCGATGGAAGTATCATTGGTAAGCGTACCGCTTGACAGTTCGGTGGGAATAGGGCGCAGCGCGTCAATAGAAACAATTAATTTTCAGGAGCAACCAAAAATGAAAGAAGAAATCAAAGAAGTAGATAACACAGATCAAATCCGGAAAGCCGGTGAAGAAGCAGCACAACGCGCGGCAACTGCTGAGCGTAAGCGTGTTTCTGATATTATGACAATCGGTAAAGACCATCCAGGCGGCGCAGATCTGGCAATGAAAGCAATTGCTGATGGTGATAGCGTTCAGAAGTTTCAAAATGATTTGTTAGGTAAACTCCGTGAAGCGGAAAAAAAGCCAGTAGCGGAACCAACAGCTAAAGCATTTGATGGTGCTAAAGTTGAAGAAAACGCAGATAAAGATCCTAAATGCGGCTTTAAAAGTTTTGGAGACTTCGCAAAATTCACACGTGGCGCGGCTATTAATCGTGAATATCCAGAACATGATCACATTCGCGCTGCTGCATCCACCTGGGCAAGTATTGCAACCGGAACAGATAATGGCTTTAGTATCCCGCCTGAATTCTCAACCGAAATTGCAAGAATCGCACTTGAGGAAACCAGTCTGCTAAGTCTGATTTCGCCGACTCCAATTGATGGTAATTCAATGACTTATCCTAAGTCAGAAGCTACGCCTTGGGGTTCAACGGGCGTTCAAGCATACTGGGAAGGTGAAGCCAGCGAATTTACGCAAAGCAAGCCAATTTACAAAAAGTCACAACTTGACTTGCACAAGCTGACCGCTTTAGTACCTGTTACTGAAGAATTGCTAGAAGATTCCAGCGCAATGAGCGTAGAAGTACCGCGCGATATGGGAACCGCCATTGATTGGAAGGTGCAAGACTCAATCATGAACGGTAACGGCGCTGGTATGCCTTTGGGTATTATGAATGCTCCAAGCACTGTATCTCAGGCAAAGACTACCAGCCAAACAGCGGCTACTGTTACAGCAGCAAACGTGGCTAAGATGCTTGGCCGTTTGTTAAAAGGTCCAGGCAACGTTGCTTGGCTTGCCAATCCTGACGTACTTAACCAGTTGTACACAATGACGCTTGGCGACCAACCAATCTGGACTGCACCTACCCAGGGATTCCAGACCGCGCCAAATGGTTTGCTGCTTGGCCGTCCTATTATCGAAACTGAAGCCTGTCAGACATTGGGCACTGTTGGCGATTTGGTGCTGGTTAACTTTGGCGGATTCCGGGCGATTACTAAGTCAGGCGGGATGCAGCTTAGCCAATCAATGGATCTTTGGTTTGACCAGGATTTAGTAGCATTCAAGCTGCGTTTTAGACTTGATGCACAGCCTATCCTAGAAGCACCAGTTACCCCGCCAAACTCAAGTGTTACCCGCAGCCACTTTGTAACATTGGCAACCCGCGCGTAATCCGGTCGGTTTATAATTCATTGTTTTATAAGGAATATTCAAAATGCAATCTTTAAGATTACTAGATTCAGATAAGGTAGTTATGGGCTGTCCACCCGCAGCGCTTGCAACAACGGCGGGCGACGGCGATTATATCAGTCTCAAAAACTTTGACCGTGTAGCGTTTTTAATCGCGGTTGATAACGCAACCACAGTTACAGGTGGCGCGGTAACCTTGAAACAGGCAACGCTTGTTGATGGGACCGGTGAAAAGGCTTTGGCTTTTACTAAAATGTGGGCAAACGAAGACGCAGCGGCAAGCGACACGCTTGTAGAAACTGCTGTGACCAGCAATACTTTTACGACTGACACGACGGACGCAAAAAACCTGATCTATGTTATTGAGATCCAAGCAGCAGACCTTGATGTTTCAAATGGTTTTGACTGTGTACGGATTGACGTAGCAAGCATGGCTAATGCGGTTGGTTCAGTGTTGTATTTGCTGCGCAGCTCACGCTATGCTCCACCTTTGGCAATATCAGCAATTACTGACTAATGACAATCAGCGCACTTGATGATATCGACGCTTTTTTATCCGATTTTGCGGAATCCGTAGATATCGGTGGCGTTGATGTTAACGGGATATTTGATGCGGCTGGCGTAATCATTGATGACATTGGAACCACAGCACCAATTTTTAAATGTGCTACAACAGACATTGAAGATTGGCCGCGCGGTACGATTTTAACAAGGGATTCAGTAACTTACGCTATCCGCTACATCCCACCTGATGACCAGACTGGATTTACTACTGTTCAATTGGAAAAGCAATAAATGACGCATATTAGGCAACAGATCAGGGAGCGGGCCGGGACAGCTTTAACCGGGCTTACTTTAACGGGTTCAAACGTCTTTCAAAGCCGGTTGTATCCTTTAATTGATGAAGATCTGCCATGTATTTTGGTATCGGTTGATTCAGAAGAAATCGACCACGAAACAACCGGCGATATTTTGCGGCGTAACGTTCTTTTAACCTTGATTATTAAGGCACAAGCTACAGCGGATATTGATGACGTCATGGATTCAATAGGTGTTGAAGTTGAAGCAGCTATGGCCAGTGAAAGTGCAACCATTTTAAGCGAATCAGTATTGATCAACGTTGAAGTAGATTTAGAAGCAGAAGGGGAGCAGCCGCAAGGCGCGTTAAAATTATCTTATCAAGTAACTGTTTTTACTACAAAATCAGATCCAGAAACAAATTTATAAGGAAAGAAAATGCCTATTTTACTTACAGATACTACCATTCAAGTACAGACCTCTTTAGGTTCTGACTTGACAATTACAGGTATCAGCCAAGCAAGTGAAGCGGTTGTGACTGCTACACATGCGCTATCGGTCGGTGATATCGTTGTCATTTCCGGAGTGGTTGGGATGACTCAAATTAATAATAAGGTTGTGCGGGTTGGTTCGGTCAATACAACCGTTGACTTTACCTGTGAAGGTTTAGACAGCACTAACTACACGGCCTGGGCTTCAGGTGGTGTAGCCAATGAAGTTACTTTGGGCGCGTCGTTTGATAACGTAACCAACTTATCTTTACCAGATCAAACTGCTAACCGTATTACGGTAACCGCTGTTTCAGACAATGAGGAACAACAAATCCAGGGCTTGGATGCTGCGCCAACAGGGTCATTTAGTGTTAACGCTGACCCATTAAGCGCTACGTCAGCAGTTTTGGCCGCTGCTTCAGATGATAAATTGCGGCGCGTGTTTGTCGTAACCCTGAAAAATGGTTATGTTGGTATAATGAATGCGTTTGTATCGGGTGGTGCTGGTATTGACGGCGCAGCAGGCGCAGTTGCAACCGGTACTGTGTCGCTAACCCTGCGGAATCGTCCACAGTGGTTTGCATCATAACTAACAAGGTTTTATGACTTCATTAATCGACAAGATAAGGGCGGGGCGTAAATTTTCAGTTAAAGTTGCTGGGATGACATTTACGGGAACCCGCCCAACAGTTGAGCAGTTCACACAGTTATTTAAATCAGATTCGTCTGAGTGTGAAATGGTCCGCGCGTATGTTGACGGCTGGGAAAATGTCCGCGAAAAGGACATAATCAAAGGCGGCAGCAATGCCAAGGTAAATTTTGATAAAGAATTGTTTGATGTTGTTATCGCAGATATGCCGGTGATATGGCATTGCATCGCGGTACATTTAGCAAACGAAGTAAAAACAGCAGCGGTTGAGATTGGGGAGAATCAAAAAAACTCACAGCCTGGTACGACTACGAACAGTTAAAGTCAGAAATACCAGGCGCAGAACCTCAAACACTTAACGCCATTAACGACCAGGCCGCGCAAGTTTGGCGGCTGATGGGAAACAAAATTGACTGGTTATCAATGCCGTTGATATTTGAATATATAGGGGTAGATAAACCGGAACAGGTTATGCGCTCACTTGAGCAAATAAAAACCTATACTGATGCAAAAGGGGTAGCCAGTGGCTAAAGCTAATATTGATATTGTAGGCCGCGATTTTACCGGGTCAGCATTTGGTAAGGTTAACAAAAGTCTAGGCGGTCTAAATAGCAGTGTTAGCAGCTTAGCCGGTAACTTAGGGACTTTAGGCGTCGCAGTATCCGCAGCGGGATTTGTTGCGCTTATTAAGAATGCAAGCGCGGCGCAAGATGCAATCGCTAAGATGTCACAGGCAACCGGCGTTGGTGTTGAAACGCTGGCGGGCCTTGATTTTGCGGCAACTCAATCCGGAACCAATCTTGACCAGGTAGCAAAAGGAATGCGGCGCTTTTCGCGCCTCATTCTTGAATCCGCAGACGGTACAGATAAATACGGGCGCATTGTCCGTGCGCTTGGTCTTGACCTAGATAAACTCAAAGAATCCACCCCAGACGAACAATTCATACAATTAGCCGGTGCTATTCGTGAAAACGTTAGCGAACAGGAACGGGCGGTGGTTGTTACGTCTTTATTCGGGAATGAATACGCCAAGCTAACCCCATTGCTTGCACAAGGCGAAGAAGGACTGCGCCAGCTAATAGAAGAAGGTAAGAAACTAAACCCTGTAACGGCTGAATCCGCAGCACAAGCCGAATTATTCAATGATAACTTGGATAAGCTGGGACGTACCGCAGGGGCATTAGGTACAACGTTATTTAACGCAGTATCGCCAGCACTTACCCAAGTAACAGAAGACCTATTAAAATTATCAGAACTCAGTTTTTCCTTAGACTCCATTTGGGATGATTTAGGTAATGCATTCAATACCGTTCTGGAAATTGCTACACCTGGCTTTGCATTTACGGACAAGACCAGGGAGATACAAGCACTAGCCGGGGCGACTGAAGAACTCAAAGAAGAAGGCGAAAAATCCGAAAAGGTTTTTAAGTCTTTTCAGAAAGAACTTGACGCAATAAACAAGGTAACAAAAACAAGTACCAGTGTTACAAAAGAATCGGTAGAAGCAAAAGCAGAACTACGCGCAGAAACAGAACGCCTTAAGAATGAGGAACGGGAACGCGCGCAGACAATGGCCGAAATTGAGCGCATTACCCGCAGTGTAGAAACTGCCGAACAACGGGTGGCGCGTGAAGTTAAAGACCTTAACGACTTACTAAAAACCGGCAAACTTGATTGGAATGTTTACAGCTTAGCAGTTAAAGAAGCCGAAGCCAGCTTAGAAGATGTAGGCGACAAGGCAGAAGAAACGGAAGAAGAATTAGACCAATTCAGTATCCAAGCGGCGCGGGATATGCAAAGCGCCTTTGGCACAATCTTTTTTGATGCGTTTGAGGGCAGGACGGACGGAATAGTTGACACGTTCACAAGTGCCATAAAGCGCATGGCTTCAGAAGCACTTGCAGCGGATTTGCTAGGTGCAATCTTTAATACTGGAGGCGGCAACGTATCCGGGCTATTAAGTGCGTTTGGTGGTGGCGGTGCTGCTAGTGGCGGGCTATTTTCCAGTTTTGGAAGTGCGGGTGGGCTGTCCGGTATCTTAGGGGGCGGTACAGCTACTCAAGGGATAAGTGGCGGCGCTGGGAATGTGTTTGGTAGTTTACCTGGTTTGCTGCAGTCTGGCGGCGGCGGTGGTGTTGGGCTTGGATCGTTCATCCTTCCAGGGATAGCAGGCGCGGCGCTTGGCCTAGGAATAGGCAAAGGCATTGCAGGCGATAAAGAAATATTCGGCGCCAGCGGATCTTTAACCAGTACGATAGGTTCAGGAATCGGAACAGGCATTGGCGGCTTATTTGGCGGGCCAGCAGGCGCAGCCATTGGCGGCGCTGCGGGTGGTGTTATTGCGGGTGCTATTACAAGCCTATTTGGGCGCGGGCCATTCAAGGCGCAAGAAACCAGACTGCTTGGTGACTTTGATAATCAAGGGTTTACAGGCGCAACAAATATAAGGGCTGTTTCTAAGGGCGGTGCATTCCGTAGCAACAAAACCGACAACATATTAAATGATACCGATACCGGCGAATTGCTAAACGCATTCAAGGGTATTCGTGAAAGTGGCATAGCTTCAGAACTTCAAGGGCTGGCAGCAAATGCCGCCGAAACCGCGCAGGTAATTGGTGGTGTATTGGATAGTTCTATAGTCGGCATGGATGCAACATTGCGGAACGCAGCGGAAAGTTTGAACCTGTCTACTTTTGGAATAGATAGATTTAGTGCGACACTTGACATAGCAAGTGCTAAAGGGGAGGAACTAAGCGAAGCGCAGATAGCTGAAGCAATAGGCGGTATCTCAGATCAATTCGCGCAACGTTTAATCCCTGAAATAGAAAGCCTTTCAAGGGGCGCAGAAAGCGGCGTAGATACCGTAGCGCGGCTTGTTTTAGAATTCGACACATTAGAAGCTGCAATGGTGGCTTTTGGTGTATCAAGCGATGTTGCGGCAAATGCATTACAGGAATTGACTTTTGCACAAAGGACGGCTTTAGTCGATGCGGCTGGCGGTATTGAAGCACTAAACCAGGAAGTATCGTTTTTTGTTCAAAATTTCTTAACTGATGAAGAACAGCTAAAAATAGCGTTTGATTCTTTAGATGCTGAGATGAAAAAACTGGGCTTTTCTGCAGATATAACCAGAGAAGAATTCAGGGCCATTGTAGAGTCTTTACTTGAAGCGGGCGGCGTGTCAGTTGAAACCGCAGCGGCCATGCTTCAACTGGCACCAAGTTTTGTTGCAGTTAAAAATGCGGGTGAAGCGTTAGCAAGAAGCAATATTGATTTAGCCAATAGCTCAATAACAGCAGCGAACGCAAACACAGCAGCAGCGAATGCCAATATAAACTCAGCAAACGCGAATGCACAAGCGGCGAATATAACAGCAGCAGCAGCGGAAGCGCAGCGCAACGCGATACAATCAAGCAGGGTAGCAATATCAAACGCTGAATCAGACCAGGCAGCACGTGAAAATATAGCAAGATTGCGTGAGCGTGTAGCAGGCGCTCAGGCGAATGCGGTCCAAGTATCTAATGATGCTTTTGAAAGTTCACCAGCACAAGTTGCACAGAGAAATAATGCGCAGCGTGAAGCAAAGGTGGCTGATAATTCTAGGCGGGATTTGATTAGTTCGTACCGGCAAGAAGCAAGCGCTTTAAAAAGCGTAGCGGATAAATTCTCAAATTTAGCTATTAATCTGGATCAGTTCAGAGATACTTTAGATACAAGCAGTCTTTCACCATTAACACCTAAGCAGCAATTAGATAGCGCAAGACAATTATTTAATTCAGTAAGGGGCTTAGCGCAGGGAGGCGATGCAGACGCATTGGCGCGGCTGCCTGATGTATCGCGCAGCTTCTTGGAAGCATCGCAAAAATTCAATGCGTCTAATGATGTATTTCAAAGTGACTTCAATCTTGTTAAAAATGTTCTTGAGTCCGCTGCCAATATAGCTACCAATGAAGCAAATATAGCGCAGAGTCAACTAAATGCAACAGAGCGCGTTATAAAACAGCTTGAAGCAGAAGAAGATGCGCTATCAAACATTAACAGCAGCGTTAATGGTCTTAATGTAGGACTAGATACCGGCTTTAATAATGTTGGTAGCGGTTTGGGCGGTGTAGACTTCAGCGTGCAAGGCGTTAGCGCAAATCTGGGCGTAGTTGATGCCAGTGTGATAGCAGTAGAAGGAGCGGTGCTAGAACTTACCAGGGCGGTGCTACAGGGGCCGGGTAACCCTGCTATTACAGCAGAGCAGATCAGAGCAGCCAATAATAACCCTAACAACAGCATACAAGACCTTGTAAATCTTGCGGTTGAGAACGGCGTAAGCGCTGAGCAATTTGCCGCAGCTACGGGCGTGAGCATTACAGACATAAACCGGGCTGTCCAGGGTTTGTCAGTATCAGATGACGATATACGCGGGTATGTTTTTGCGCCAGGTCGTACTGCTATGGAGATTTACCAGGGGGCTGTTGCTAATGGTATTAGTTCCGAAAGGTTGATGCAAACTACCGGCATTACTGCAGATGAAATAAATAGTTTCTTACGTGAAAATAACCTGGCAGCATTTGAAAGGGGTTCTGATTTTATACCGCGTACAGGTTTGGCCATGCTTCACAAAGGCGAAGCGGTTGTGCCGTCAAGCACTACGCGGGAAATATCATTGTTGCGTGAAGAATTAAGCCAGCTTAGACGGGAGCAGAACGCACAGACTAATGCATTGATAAATACAAACATCGAAGCACAGCGCGAAAATGCCCGCCTGGTATCCAAGGCGAACGCAGACATGCAAAATTTTGAGAACTTCAAGCGGCGCACAGTGGCGTCTATCCGATGACAGTAACTAACGCAGAATATACAGCTTGGTTAGATAATCCTTCAGCGGTGCGTTGCATCTTGGTTGAATGTGTGGCTAGAATTTCAGGCGTTGAAACTACACTTTACCTTTCATCAAAAACCTATGAAGATACAGTGGCCAGCCGCGTTTATTTACCGCGTGTTATCGGTAATTCGGTAAACATAACTGAAAGAATATCTTTAGAAGGCGACGGGTCTATATCGTTTGGCGATGTTGAATTTGAGAACAACGACGGCGCACTAGATGATTATCTGGATTACGTTTGGACCAACCGGGTTATAGCTGCTTATATTGGCGATGTTACTTGGTTAAGGGCAGACTTCAGAACCATTTTTAACGGCATAACAGAAAACCTTGATAGCAAAAGCAACCGGACCTTAAACGTAAAAGTACGGGATAAGTTAGAACAGTTAAACAATCCCATAACAGATAACAAGCTGGGCGGGACCACTCCAAACAAAGATAAGATTGTACCGTTAACTTTTGGTGAAGTGCATAACATAACGCCATTGCTTACTAATCCAGCCACTTTAGAATATCAGGTACATGACGGCAGTAATGAGGATATTATCGAAGTACGTGATAATGGCGTGCCGGTATCCTATAATCTTGACTGGCCTAATGGTAAATTTACGCTCAATGCTACGCCAGCGGGTACTGTCACATGTTCAGCGCAAGGGTATTGGCCTTCTACATATCTCACTACTGCCGCTGACATTATCGAAAATATTGTTACGTCATGGGGTGAAGCAAGCACGCGTTTTACTTCGGGAGATATAGACGCGTCCAATTTTTCGACATTTAACGCAGCAAACCCGCAAATACTTGGGGTCCACATTAACAGCAAAGAAAATGTATTAAGGATATGTAACGACCTTGCAGATAGCGTAGGAGGTCAAATGTCTATGAGTCGTGCGGGCTTATTGCAGTTATTGAAAATTTCATTACCACCCGCTTCAACAGTGATGGACATAACAAAGGATGACATTGTATCAAAAACCATAACTATCATTGAAAGGCCGAACGTTGAAGGGGCTGTTAAAGTAGGTTATGCAAAAAATTGGACGATACAAAAAAACTTACAAACTGGCATACCGCCAGAACATAAGGATATGTTTGCGCGGGAGTGGTTTACAGAAGAACAGGAAGACGCAAGCGTAAAAACTATTTACAAGCTGAGCGGAGAACCTGAACAGGTAGATACGTACTTAATCGAAGAAGCCGACGCCAGCGCGGAAGCTACCAGGCGCTTAAATATCAAAAAGACCCAGCGCACTATTTACGCCTTCAGGGGGAAGCCAAGATTAAGCGAACTTGAATTGAATCAAGGCATTACAATCACGCATCCAAGATTTAATCTATCGTCTACTGATGCAACTGTGACGGCTATTACTATTAACTGGGGTAACTTGATAGTTGATTTGGAGATTTTGATCTAATGGCAGCAATTGCAAACGCAAGGGATATTATTTTAGCAGCAGCCCCGGTTCGTAATGATAACTATACGATACCATCTAACGCGACTTATGGCGGCGATGTAAACGGCAATGTAAGCGGAACCGTAAACTTTACTCCGGTAGCCACAATAGACAATGGCGCTTTAAGGGCTAATAATATATTTAACGGCGTTGGTGCGGTAGGCAATGGAACAACCATTGGCGGCGTTGCTACTTCCGGGGTGTGGAATTCTGGTTTATCACTGTCAAGTGTAGGTGCTTTGCTTGGTGGTGGTGGTGGGCAGATAACTAACGGCGCATCAATCGGAAGTCTTAATGCTGGCAACATAACCACGGGAACATTGCTTGCGGCAAGGATAGGTGCGGGTAGCATAGTTGCCTCAAAATTAGCGGCTGGCACAATAACTTCTAATGAGATAGCATCAAATACAATCACTTCCAGTGAGATAGCATCAAACAGCGTAACAACTACGGAATTAAACGTAGGTACTTTATCAAGCATAACTACAAATCTTGGAACCGTTACAAGTGGATCAATAAGCACGTCCGGTACAGTTAGGGCTACAGGTTCAACGTCGCAAGCTGGGTCTAATTATTCGGCGGTATTTAATACTAGCGGGAACGCTGCAAGGGGTATTTACGTTTGGAAGGGTGTCAACGCTGTCAACTCAAGCGGCGCCGAAGCGATATTAGGTCAAGGAAGCGGGGGTGGTAGTGTTGGCGGTAGCTTCTCAGGTTCCAGCGGTGCTACTGCACTTGAAGCATTCGGGGATATCCTGTTGCAAGGCAATATCACCATACAAACTCAAACAATAAACAACTTAACTGCTGGCGCGGCTAATTTTGTATCAGCGGCAAATGTATCAGGAACCGTTGCAAACGCGGTAAATTGCAGTAACGCAACCAATGCTAGTAATTCAGGTGCGTTGGGTGGTGTTGATGATTCCGGGTGGTGTCGTGGGTTTTCTACTGACGTGGGCACAGCAAGTGCGTCAGGTTTTGGCTTTGGGCTTACTGTCCAGGGCGCATTGGCGGCAACGGTGCAAACACGCGCGTCAGGGAATAATATTTTTATTGAAAATGTCTCTGATAGTCGATTAAAAACCAGCATAAAAGATGAAAAACTGGGACTTGATTTTATTAACAAACTTCGCCCGGTAACGTACAAGTGGAAGCAAGGCAATACAAAAAACATATTTCATAATTTTGTGGCTCAAGAAGTGCTTGATAATGTAAAAGATTTGGACGATGGGCTTGTCATAGAAAACTCCGATGGGTCGCTTGGGGTTGGTTGTCTTACGTCAATATTAACTAAGGCAGTGCAAGAGCTATCTAATAAACTAGACCAAGCAAACGCTAGAATTGACGAAATGGGGCTAACTATAAAAGACTTACAAAAAGTCATTTAATGGTATACAATACTCTCTCATTAATTAAGAGGGTCTAGCCATGAAGATACTTATAGGTGCATTGATAACAGCAGTTTTGCAGGTTGGCGAAGTGGTTGAGTTTTCTAATTCCGTTGCTTTTATCCCGCAGGATCACAACGAAATTACTTTATATTTGGATGAGATAGATAACCGGTTAACGCCTGTCATGGTCATAGACCAATTTTATTTAAATGATGGTCAGTATATTTACAAGGACCCCGCACCAATAAAAAAAGCTATTACTGATTCGGGCCATATTGGGCGGCTTGTGTTTATGTTTGATGAGATTCAATGGAAAGGGCGCTTAGCAGGGCAGGACGCAGACGAAATACTTTTGCTAATGCAGCGTATCAAAAAAGATTTTTACGGCGTTGAATTCGCGCATATTGAAGCATTTACAGAATTGTATTTCCAGATGACAAGCGGAGACGGCAAGTTATCCATGTTCTTTGATGCTGACCATATCGGTTTTGATTGTTATGGTGAATTTACTGGTTGCGGTGGGTTTGGTGTCCCAGAATTGCCGCAAATAATGTACCTTGCAGAAATATATAACCAAGCATATGCAGCAGGAAGCAAGGCCAAAATATTTTTAGTCCCTGGGGCTTTTCATGCCGAAGGATTTTTTCAAAATAACGCGGCTATCTTGGATCAGCTTCAGGCTTACGATAATCTTATTACTACTTATCCTGATTTTGTGTCGGGGTTTGGTGTATTCACTTGGGGTAGCCTTGAAGACGCGGCTATCACAGGTGCGCGGGATATTCCCGAAATCAAAGAAGCAACAGAAAAACTATTATTAAAATTAAAGGTAAAACATGATTAGATTTATTACATTTTTATTACTGGTATCTTTCAGTTTTGTTTCATTCGCTGCTACTGATGAATCAAAAAATGCTTTTAAGCAGTATTACAAGCAACTGAAAAACATGGAGCTAGAAATAGCCGGGACAGGATTTGGCCATATTAGAACAGACTTGCCAGGGCTTGAAGGGGTGGAGGCGTGGTGCTTTGGTGGGATACCGATGTATGACAAAAAAAGTCGCTTACTTGTAGGATATGCCAATGACTGTTTATCCGGTGTCGTGGTTGAAGATGGTGCGGTGTCAGTCAATCCAGGCTTTACATTTCTTGACTTCTTCGCGCCAAATGGTGATGTGTGGACCCTTGCAGTATCGGGTAATATTTCGGTGCAACCAACGACTGTTACAACAAAAACAGCATGGGATTTGGATGTCACACACATAACGGGCGCCTCCATAAATCAGAAAGGTAATAATACTTGCGCGGGTGGTAGTGGTCCGTTTGATAGTGCAAAATGTGTTAGTCGTATCAGTGGTATGGTTAATATGTCAAATCTGAATCCTGAAGATATACCGGGGTCAACTATTGATTTTTCCTGTTTCTTTTCGGTTGAAGGCTTGAGGCTTAAGCGGTGGGCTATTAATGACGCTGCACAAAGCCTGTGATTTTAAAAAGATAAATCCTGAACAAGCAGGTAGAATAAGTGCGTATATTGCGCACTTTTTTTATGGAAAATATTATGGCTTGCACAGGAAAATACTATATTGAATCAGATCATACAATAGCATTTGGCACACTTGACGGGTTTGCTTTAGCAGACGTTAAAGATTTAAGCGTTACGCTGACCTTTGACCCTTCAGATACAATTACAGTTACAAAAACATATCTCACAAGCGGCGTCCAAATCGTTAGCAGCGTTATGTCTTTCATACTGACTGAAACAGATATTACTATCCCTGGCAGGTATTCACTTACCATCATGTTAACGGACCAGTCAGATAACACAACCAGGCTTACGCCTTGCCCTTCATTTCTTGACTTTGAAGAATAAATAGCTAATGGCTATAACCTACAGTACAGGAGGAAATTATCATAGCATAGCCGACGATGCGGCAATGTCATTACCTAATGGGGATTGGTCCTGGATTACCATTATCAGACCTGGGACGGATGTAACGACCGGGCAAGATATAATTTCGAATCGTGAGTGGGGAATCGCAAATAGTTTTAACTTTTATATTTGGGGCGGAACATTAGCAGTACAGATTGACGGCGGATCATTGAATCAAGATATATCGGTATCAGCCAGCACATGGATAGCAGTATTAATAAAGCGCGACAGCGGTACACTTAGCATTCATTCTGTGCCAATGGGTAGCACGACCCTAACATCCAGCGCAGGTCAAAGCATTAGTACAGGATCAGATGGTTTAGCTTTCCATTTTGGGACGCGTGAAGATACGGACGCTAACCAGTATTTAGGGAGCATGTCAGATGCTATCTGGATACCGGATGTAGCCGTATCCACAAGTGATTTACAAGACCTTGCAGATAGCACTGCTTTGGATAGCTTCTCATGGTGGAGTGATCGGGAATTTCACGGGATATTTTCAACAGCATCAAGTGAATCGGATCATACCGGCAACCATACCATAACAAAAACAGGGTCACCCGTATTCATTGCTGACCCTACTGATCTTGTAAGATTCGGCGCTTCAGTTCTGACTGCTACCGGGGCGGGCGTCGGTTCTTTTGTTGGCGTTACTGCTAAAAAATCAGACCTTACAGCAACAGGTGCCGGGGTCGGAACGTTTGCCAGCCAAAAAGATTTATTAACAGTTCTAACTGCAACAGGATCAGGTGTCGGCACGTTTGCAGGTAATGCGGCAAAACAAGCCGACCTAACGGCTGAAGGGGCTGGGGTTGGTTCGTTCGTTGGGGCGACGGTAAAATCCGCAGATCTTACCGCAACAGGCGCGGGTGACTCCGCATTGGTCGGTGCTGCAACAGCACAAGCAGATTTAAGCGCGGTTGGTAGTGGAGTCTTAAACTTCATTGGCGCTCCACTAGCGCAAACTGAATTAACAGCCACAGGTGCGGGGGCAGCATCTTTTGAAAGTGGCGCCAGTTTACCGGCTGATTTAACGGCAACCGGAACAGGCGCAGCATCGTTTAATAGTCAAAAACGCTTAGAAGGCGTTCTAACGGCTACAGGCGCGGGCGTAGGTTCTTTTGTAGGCGTTGGTATACGCGCAACCGATTTAGACGCAACAGGTGCCGGTGCTGCTTCGCTTGTTGGTGGTTCTTTAGTTTCCGCTACGGCAACTATGACCGGGGCCGGTGTTGGTTCGTTTGAATCAGCAGGGAGCGCACCAGCGGATCTTAACGCGGCGGGCGCTGGTTCAGGTTCATTTGCTGGGCAATCCACAGCACAAGCTGACATGGCGGCAACTGGCGCAGGGGTCGCCAGCTTCGACACGTTGGCAGGTCAAGCAACACTGACTGCTGAAGGTATCGGCACATTTAATTTTGTAGCGGCTTCAATAAATAAAGCAGATCTTAATGCCGTTGGCAGTTCGACAGCTTCGTTTAGTTCACAGAAAACCGTCGCAAGTGATTTGGCCGCAACAGGCCAAGGCGTTGTTACTTGGATAGGATCAGCCGTTGTTAACTCAGACTTAACAGCTAGCGGGGCGGGCGTTGCAACGTTTGATTTAGCCACAGAACAATCTGTATTTACCGCAGCGGGCGTAGGTGTTTTTTCAGTAAACGCGCAAGCATTAGCAAGCGCAGGCTTAACGGCGACAGGAACCGGTGCGGCTTCTTTCGATACACAAAAAACAGTACAGACAGAATTTACCGCAACCGGTACAGGTAGCGCAACATTTGAGCGTATACCTGACGGGTCAGTATGGACGGCTGAAGGCGTAGGGGTTGCGTTATTCGCAAGTGCAGGGATTCTTTATCATGTAAACAGCATTGACTTAACGCTTAACACTGCAACTATTGATTTAACTTTAAATACAAGCACAGTAGACCTTACCCTTAACACTGACACAATAAAGGTAACTTTATAAATGGCCGTTACTTATAGTTCAGGGAATTATCACAGCATAGCCGATACCGCAGGCATGACCCTGCCAGATGGGGATTGGACGTGGCTTGGTGTTATTCAGCCGGGTTCAGATATCACAACCGGCCAAGACATTTTTTCTAACGGCGTATGGGGAACAGGTAGCACTTTCAATTTTTATATAACCGGTGGATCTATAGCGGTACAGATTGCCAGTGGGTCTTTAAATCAAGACCTGACTGTTACTGCAAGTGATTGGGTCGCTATCATGATTAAACGTGATAGCGGAACCCTGACTATTCATAAATGCTTAATGGGTAGCAGTTCAGTTACTTCAAGCGCTGGCGTAGCTATTACCGGATCTTTCAATACAGCGGGCGGCTTTCATTTTGGACGGCGGCAGGATACCGGCGCAAATCCATTTTTAGGCGATGTGTCAGATGGTATCTTTATACCTGGCGTTGCATTATCAACTACTGACCTTTCAGACCTTGCCACGGGTACGGCAATGGATAGCACGTCATGGTGGGCCAGCCGTGAATTTCACGGAATTTTTAGCACAGCCAGCACAGAAAACGACCAGACAGACACGCATTTAATTACCAAGTCAGGAACCCCGCCTGAAGTATCCGACCCCGCAGAATTGGTAAGGTTTGGCGCTTCAGAATGGACAGCAGCCGGGGCGGGCGCTACCAGTTTTATAGGTGACGCAACCGGGGAAATGTTAGCGGCGCGGTATGCCGTTGGCAAATATCAAAGCATACCTGATGCCGCTGGCATGACCTTGCCCAATACGGATTGGTCCTGGTTACTTGCAATCAAGGCGGCAGACGTTACAACGGTTCAAGATATTTTAATTAATGGCGTGTATCAAGCTGCTAACACGCTTAACTTATATATTAACAATGGTTTTTTTGTTGTTGATATAAGCAATCTTGGACCTGATGAAGGTATCGCGGCTGTTGCTGATACCTGGTATTTGCTTGCGATAGTTAGGAATAGCGGCACTTTCACATTGCGGTCTGTTCCATTTGGTAGCGGTACAGTCTCCAATTCCGGAGCAGGTACTGCAATCAGTGCTGCTTATGATTCAGGGACGGGCTATAAGTTCGGGGTAAATACTGACCTTTCCTCATTTCCAAGTCTTGACGTTGATGTTTCGGACGCCATTTTTATACCAGGTACAGCCGTTTCAGATTCAGACCTTGCAGACATTGCGCAAGGCACGGCATTAAGCAGTTTTTCATGGTGGGGCAGTCGTGAATTCCATTTGGTGGCTGCTGATGCTGAAGACATAACCGGGAACCATACCGTAACTAATACCGGGGCGCTGGATCTTTTAGCTGGGCCTGCTGAATTGGTAAGATTTGGAGAATCATTATTAACGGCTGAAGGTGCAGGCGTCGCAAGTTTTGCTGGTAGCTCAAAGAATGCAACCGATTTAGCCGCGACAGGGGCCGGGGTATTCACAGGCTTATCCAATAAATTACTAGCCACAGAATTAACAGCCAGCGGTGTAGGTGCGGCTTCTTTAGATTTCGGCATACGTTACCAATCAGACTTAACAGCGGCGGGTGTTGGCGGTTCTGCTTTGGTTGGCGATATTGACGGCACAACTTTTTCAATGGCTGGCACTGGCGCGGCTTCGTTTAATGTTGAGTTAACGGCGCAGACCGATTTAGCGGCGGCTGGCGCTGGCCTGACAGACTTCCAAGCAAGGACAGCAGCAGAACTTGATGCAAGCGGTGCGGGTGTAGCATTGTTTGACGTTGGCATTTTGGCAGCTTCAGATTTGACAGGGGCCGGTGTAGGCGTTGCGAACTTTGAGCCAGTACCAGGCACAACACTTGCGGCTGATGGTGTCGGGGTTGCGACACTTAACAGCCAGCACATAGCAGCGGCAGACTTTAGCGCGGCGGGGGTAGGTTCTGCTGACTTTAGGGGTAAAACGCTTGCAGATTTAAATGCAGCGGGAACCAGCACATTCAATTTTTTAACACGTAGTTTAATTACGCCACGCACACAAGCAGGGGCAGACATGTTTATTATTGCAGCAAATGCGGTTCAGACTGCATCATTATCTGCTACCACAACGGCAAGCGGGTTTGATGTTAACAACATAGCGAATGATTTTAAAAGTAGCGGATGGAGATCTACAGCAACCACAGCGCAAACAATTACCTTTACATGGGGTAGCGGTCAAACTGTCAGCGGGCTAGGGATCGGCTTTAGTAATTTAATGGCGGGTTCAACTGTCCAGTTAAAAGTTTATACTTTAGTCGGTGACGGTTCACCAGTCTATGATACCGGCGCGCTTGATGTAAGTTTTTCTTATGATGCACCCAAAGGCTTTTCAACAATCGGGTTAACTTCTTACGCTTTCGGGGGCGGGTCTTATTTTTCCACTTTGTTTGCTACTCAAACATTGGAAAAGGCAGAATTAATTGTAACTAGCGCGGGCAACCCGGACGGGTACATTGAAATAAGTAACGTTGTTTTAGGTAATGCATTCACGCCTGAAAGGGGCGCAAGTTTTGGTGCGCAGATCAGCCAAGAAGACAACACAAGCAGCGTTAGGTCAGATGGTGGCGACCCAATCATAGACAGGGGAACCAAGAATAAATTAATTACTTTCAACTTAGGTTCACTTACTCAAACTGATAAACAGGTTTTAGACGGAATTACACGCAGGAATGGCACAAGTGACCCCGTATTTCTAAGCGCGCATCAAAACGACAATAGCGCGGAAGGTGTTGTATCATATACAATACTGGGAAGATTTAAGGAATCACCTTCTATTATCAATTTTTCATATGAATTACACAGTTCACAGATTCAAATAACGGAGATTTAATACCATGAGTATCGGCGCAGCTTTCAGGGAAGACATTTTAGATTTAATTTATAACGCGGTGGCAATTGCAAACATTGCAGACAATGCCAGCACTTCGCCATTAACAAATCTGTATGTATCATTGCATACAGCAGACCCAAACGCAGGAACACAAAGCACAAGTGAAGTAACTTATACCAGCTATGCACGTGTGGCTGTTGCGCGTACTTCTGGCGGCTGGACAATTACAGCTAACAGTGTTTCTCCGGCGGCTACTATTTCATTCCCAGCAGGTACGGGCGGTAGCGGTACGGCAACACATGCTGCGGTGGGTACGCTATCAACCGGCGCGGGTGTTATTATTGATTCGGGGGCATTATCACCGACCATTGCAACAGGTGACGGTATCACCCCAGAAATCAAAACTACTTCAACCATTACCCGTACTTAAATTATGGTACAAGAAGAACGGCGCAGACGTATGCGCCGTACTTCAGATTGTTGCAATATTTCCCCTTCAGAAGTGGGGGAAGTGTTTCTACGTCTGGAGCAAACATGCTTAAGAATGGCAGAACAACAGAAAGCGTGCAAGGCAGACCACGACTTGCTGATGCAAAGATCGGGTAGGGATGGTCACTATGCGGATTTAGAAAAGAAAATAGACCGCGTTATAGCATACCAGGACAATGCAAAAGGTGCAGGTAAGTTTATTTTATGGAGTACAGCAGTATTGGCGGCGCTGGGTTCAATAGCGGCTTTCATTTGGAAGGAGTTATCTTGACCAAATTAACAGACCATTTTACTTTAGAAGAAGTTACCAAGTCAGCCACGGCTGACCGGCTTGGAATAAAAAATATCCCGAATGCAGATGAAACTAATTCTTTAATTTTGGTTTGCATGGCGATACTTGAACCGGTGAGGAAAAAATACAAAATCCCTTTTTCTCCCAATAGCGGCTTTAGATGCCAAGAATTAAACAAGGCAATAGGTAGCAAACCCACTTCACAACATACCAAAGGCCAAGCCGTTGATATCGAAGTCCCTGGGGTTAGTAATTATGACCTGGCGGCATGGATATCTGAAACCTTAATGTATGACCAAATAATTTTGGAGCATTACCGATTAGGGGAACCCAATTCCGGTTGGGTTCATGTGAGCCTGAAGCAATACGACAACAGGCAGAATTCATTAACGTATAACGGCGGGCGATATTTAGCGGGGCTGATGCGATGAAGTTGATTGTATTTGTGTTGTTACTTGGATTAGCCATAGGGGGCTGTGTCAATACTAAACGCCTGGTAATTGAAGGTGCTTATGTAACGGCTGTCATGAATACGGGCCAACCAGTATCAGACATTAAAACGGCAGACCTTACAGACGATGAACTTTTAACCCTCACCCATGCAATAGCTGGATATAATACTTTTGTAGATAAATGGGATAACCCACTGTCAGCATTCAAAAATAATCAATTAACGCTTATTGGTGATTTTAATGTATTAAAGGATAATTACAACGATGTATACTTAATCGTAGTTGCTAACTGGGATGAATACGGCGTTGAGGAACAAAGAAATTTTCTTGAATGGCACGAACATGCAAAGGAAATAGATGCAATCTTTAACAATGCAATCACGTCGCAAAAGTATTTACAGGCTGCAGAAAAAGCAATCGAATACGCGGGAATCGCGGTTGGTTTATTCGTCCGGGCAGCAACTAGATAACCATTATAACCATTCAAAAGGACCACATGAAAAAATCAATACTTCTAATACTGTTAATAGTCTTTTTTACAACTGCAAGCGCGCACGGTAAACGAAACGTTGAGCGCATTCAGGGGCACGTCGCAACCGGGGCCAATATCTTTTTAGATAAAATTCTATACACCTTTCCGGAACCCTGGAACCAGGTAACAGTTATTTCGTCCGGTGCATTCAATGATGACGGCAGTGATAACGCGTTGGATTTAGTGCAGGGCATGGCAGGCGATACCTTGATAGTAAATAAGGTTGATACTGTTCTATCAGGCTTCCCAAACGTATTTCCACAAAATACCCCGCTACGTGAAATTCCAATGTATATCAACGCAGATTTTGATTTAGGAAATCCCAGTGGCGTATTTGAAACACCACGCGATCAGTTAAGCCGGTCTTGGCCTGGTAATCCTATTACGTTGGGTGAGTGGTCAAAAGCTGAAGGCGTTATGAAATTGAAGTGCAAAAAGAATGGTAACGCTTCAGTGAAGATTCGGTTTAAGCATATGATACCAAACGGTTTGTATACAGTGTGGGCCACAAGTGGCACTGATGAAGGCGGTTTAACGGCTGTTCCATTTGGTGGTGCGCCTAATGTTTTTGTAGCAGACGACCAGGGCGGCGGCACATGGGAGCGACAGCTTAACGGCTGTCCTACTGACACAGAAGGGGTTGATAATCCATTGCTATTGCTAGAAGTTGCTTACCATTCAGATAATAATATTTATGGTGGGATTCCAGACAGCGCAGCAGGCGGTCGACCTTTTGGGCTTTCGACTAATACACATTTGAATTTCCCGATTAATATTTTACAGGTCAATTAATAAAGCATCAGCTTGATGGAAAAATTACTTTCATATATTCCTATCCCTGATATGGTGGTACTTTTATGCGCCAGCGCTATATT